GTTAGTTATTCACTGTACTGCGGGGTGGAATATGGAAGGTAGCGATCCCTATGGTATCCCAAAAAAGACACCTGCCTCTACCATGCATGGTTTTTTTCAGGGTAGGAATTGGAGAGATGGGGGCTACCATTGGATAGTAATGGGAAATGGAATTGCTACTAGAGTATACCCAGATGATAAAGTTACAAACGGGGCCTTACCCAGTAGTGAATATAATAAGCATGGTATACATTTAAATTGGATAGGAGGATTTAATGCAACATGGCAGTATAGAGATATGACAGGAAATCCAATTCCTAAAAAATATAACAAGGCAGGAAAAATAACAAACAAAAGTTATCATGGTAAACCGGGTGTAAGTGAAAGTTTGGGTGTTTCTGTAGAAGAAGCCTATAGAAGACTATTTGGATTTGGAAACAAAAACCTAACAGGATGGGGAAATGGAGATCCAGAAACCCTAAATAAAAACTTAATTACAAGACCACAAGCGTTTTCTTTATATCAACTAATAAAAAAATATGTACTTCTATACCCAAATATTAAAGTAGTAGGTCATAACCAATGTTCTACTAAAATTTGTCCTTTATTTGATGTACCTACATTTATGAGATTAAAAGGATACCCAAATAACACAATAGATGGACAATTAGCAAGAGGTTGGAATAAAGAATTAGAAAAAGAAATGCCCCAATCATTTAATTATCCTACACCATTAAAAGAAAATGCTGAATGGTTAGCTCAAGCAATATAATAATATAAAATGGCAACAGAATTTACACAAGAAGATTTATATGTAGGTAAACAAATATTAATTGATAGTGATCGATTAGTATTTAATGGAAGAGATGATATTGTATTTTCAAGTTCCCATCTTTTTTTATTTAAAACTGAGGGAGAATTTCACATAAATACTGGGGGCGATACATTTATTAATACCCCCAAAATATATATAGGTCCTGTAATAGAGGGTCAAGATCCAAATATACCCGCGGTAAAAAGTGACTCATTAAAACAATTACTATCAGACTTAATTGGGTCACTTAGAATGTTTTTTACAATAAACTACCCACAAACATCGGGCTTACAAGGCCCCAATCCTGCTATAAATAAAACCTTGGCACAAACTATAATACAAGATCTACAGAAGGTAGAATCTAGATTAAATGAAATAGAAAGTGATAAAGTATTCATATCATGATGAATAAATTTTTAAATATGACCCTTAATAGAAGCTCTAGACTTTTATCAGATAGTAAAGATAAAATATTAATAGCGGCTAAAAAAAGAGCAAAAGAGGAAGTTAATAACTATATCCCAAACCCATCTAATTTAGAAAGCCAATTAAAATCCCTTCAAACTAATAAGGATATTCAAGGAGGTCTTTTAAGAGCAGAAATAGTATATAATAAAACTATATCCATTATAGATAAAGCCATAATAAAATTAGAAATTACAAAATTAGAACTTGTTGGTATAAAGGGAAAATTAGATAGAGTTATATATACTTTAAATATATTTGATGATTTTATAGTAATTATAAAACCTATACTTAATACTTTAAGAGGAATCCTACCAGCGATTGATGGAAGTTTAGCTGCTTCAACTAGTTTAGCTGCTAATGGATTAATAATAAATAAATTAGGAGAAAAGAAAAAAGACCTTAAGGATGCATTAAAAAGTGCACAAGGTAGTATAACCAGTTTTCCAACATCATTATCTTATTTTGACACTGAAATAAATAAAATTATGAAACCTTTAAATCAAGGAATTTCAGGTCTAGAACAACAAATTCAAAAATTAAAGGAAATAAAAGCTCAAATAGTAGCAATTTATACCCAATTTATTTTATCTTTAGATATAGTAGAATTAACTAATGAAAATAATGATAGTGACATTATAGGAGGAGGAAATTTAGAAGATTATATAAATAATGAAGATAATCTTAGTAATATAATAAGTAATTTAAATAATAGAATAGGAGGTGGTAATATGGATTCCCCAGACCCATCAGATGACACTGCAGTAATACCACCATCACCCTTTATTTTTAAAAGATTTAACTAATAAAACAAAAATACTCGATATTTATTAAAAACACTACATAATATGAAATTAAGTGCATTTGAAAAAATAATTAGAAAAGTTGTGCGGGAAGAAATAGATTACGCACTAAGACGTGAAATTGCGTTATTAAAAGAAAATTTAACAACTAATAACCAAAATATAACTGAAGTTAAAAATAAACCTGCTCCTGAAGAATTTAGACAAAAACTTAGAGAGCAATTTACTCCACAAGCATTTTCACAAGATAGTACATTAAATAGTTTATTAAACGAAACAGCACAATCATCCCATGAAATTCAACAACCTCCACATAACCCCCACGATCCTGTAAATCAATTTATAAACAAAGATTATAGCCAGTTAATGAAAGCAATTGATGGAAAGAAAAACTTTAGACCCTAATGGCAATAAAATTTCGTAAACCTATAAAAATAGATCCAATTGATGTTGCTGAAAAGGCAGCAGTAGGAGTTCGTTTACCATTTAATAGAAAAAGGGTGTTTACTTTAGATTATACTACTAAAGAACATGCTAGATCTAAATTAATAAATGTATTAATTACTTCTCCAGGAGAAAGATTAAATCAACCTTTATTTGGGGCAGGCTTAAAAAATAGACTATTTGAACAACAAACAGAAATAGCAGGAGATGGTCTTAGAAATTATGTAAACCCCCAAGTTGAACGATATGTCCCCGAAATAGAAATTAAAAATATATTTTTAAAAGATGGAGGCCTACAAGGACACAAATTATTTGTTACTGTTAATTATTCATTAATAAATAATGATGAAGAAGATTCAGTGACTTTAAGTTTTACTAATGAAAATCTTAATAATTAATAATGTCATATTCAAATAATACAACAGGCAATAAAACAATAAATTATCTTAATAAGGATTTTTCTGACTTTAAGGATGCTCTTATTAACCTAGCACAGGTATATTACCCTGATACAGTTAATGATTTTTCTGAAGGAAGTCCGGGTACTATGTTTATAGAAATGGCATCATATATAGGTGATGTATTATCATTTTATACTGATGCCCAGGTGCAGGAAACATTTTTACAATATGCCCAAGAAAGAGAAAATTTATACTCCTTAGCATATACTTTAGGTTATACACCTGTAATTACAAATCCAGCAGCTGTGGATTTAGAAATCTTCCAACAAATCCCAGCTAACGCTAATGGTCTTCCAGATTATAATTATGCTTTAAGAATTAAAAAAAATTCTACATTTAAACCCAATAACAACAGCGGAGTTGAATATCTTATTCAAAATGATGTAAATTTTGCTTTTAGCTCTTCATTCGATACTACTGAACAAACCGTTTATTCTATTGTACCAGGTGGTACACAACCAAATTACTTTCTTTTAAAGAAATCGGCTAAAGCACTTAGTGCTGATATAAAAACAACTACTTTTGATATAGGAGGAGCTGAAAGATTTAAAACTTTATCTTTAGATGATACTAAAATAATATCCATCCAATCAATTACAGATTCTGATGGAAATAAATATACAGAAGTTCCTTATTTAGCTCAAGAAACTGTATTTGAGGAAGTTCCAAATATAGAAGCTAATGATCCTGAATTAAGACAATATAATAATCAAGTTCCATTTTTACTTAGAACTAAAAAAGTATCTAAAAGATTTGTTACAAGATTTAAATCTAATAAAAAATTAGAAATACAATTTGGAGCTGGAGCTACTAATGGTGATGATACAACAATAATTCCAAATCCAGATAATATAGGGTTAGGGATCAATGATGGTAGATCGTTATTAGATAAAGCATATGATCCCTCAAATTTTTTATATACTAAAGCTTATGGAGAAGTTCCTTCTAATACAACTTTAACTATAAAATATTTAGTTGGAGGAGGATCAAATACTAATGCTAATGCTAATATAATAAATAGAATAGGATCTTTAAATATAATTCCTACTCAAGGAGGAGTAGATAGCACAGTACTTAATACTGCTATAAATTCAATAGCCTGCAATAACCCAAAACCCGCTATAGGTGGAGGTCCTGGAGATTCAGCCCAAGATATAAAATTAAACTCTATGGCAAATTTTGCAGCTCAAAAAAGAACTGTAACTAAAGAAGATTATATTTTTAGATCATTAGCTATGCCTCCACAATTTGGTAAAGTAGCAAAATCATATATAGCACAAGATACTCAAATATCTCTTGATACTAATAAAAGAATAGCTAACCCAAACGCATTAAATTTATATGTTTTAGGATATAATTATAATAGAAAATTATCAAAATTACCCCACGCAGCTAAACTTAATTTAGCAACTTATTTAGAACAATATAGAATGCTAACAGATTCTATTAATATTAAAGATGCATCAGTAATTAACTTTAAAATAGAATTTGATATAACTATTAATAAAGGATATTCAAATGATACGACTCTTTTAGGGGCAGTTGAAAGATTAAAACAATTTTTTAATGTTGATAACTGGCAAATAAACCAACCTATAAATAAAGGAGACGTAGTGGGTTTATTATATAGTATAAATGGAATCCAATCAGTAAATAATATAACATTTACTAATTTACATGGAGAAAATTTAGGATATTCTAAATTTAAATATGATTTTGATTCGGCTACCCGAAATAATACCGTATACCCCTCATTAGATCCAAGTATTTTTGAAATAAAAAACCCAAACACAGATATAATTGGTAGAGTAACTACTTAACACTATGGCACATTATTTTATATTTCCAGAAAAAGACACTACTATTTACTCTCATACATCTAGGGAGATACTAAATACAGGTATAGATGAAATTCTAACCCTAAGGGATGAACCTTCATCTACAGATTTAAATTATTATCCTAGTAGAATTTTAATTCAATTTAAACAATCTGAAATTAATAATGTTATATCTAATAAAGTTACTACAACAACCTATTCTGCTAGTTTAAATTTATTCCAAACTGAACATAAAGAATTAAGTATAGACCAAAATTTAGAAGTATTTCCTATATCTAGTAGTTGGAATAATGGAACTGGTAGATTTAATAATATACCAACTATATCTGATGGATGTTCATGGTTATATAGAGATGGAAGCCCTGAGGCTTTTTCAGATGACGATTTAGGGACCAAATGGGCAACATCTAGTTTAGCCACAGGTGTCACAGCTAGCTGGATATCAGCTTCTCCAGGAGGAGGAACATGGTACACAGGATCAGGTTTTGAAGTAACTAAAAGTTATAGTTACAATGATAATTTAGATTTATCATTTAATCTAACTTCACCTATTTCTAAGCATGTAAGTAATAGTTTATATTCTAGTACTTACCCTAATGGAATAGAAAATAATGGGTTTTTAATTAAAAGAGCCAATTCACAAGAACACACAGCTATAGATGATGGAGAATTAAATTTTTTCTCTATGGATACTCATACAATCTTTCCACCATATTTAGATATATCTTGGGATGACTCAGAATATGCACCTTTCGGACCTGAAGGATTAGCCATCAATACTTCAAGTGCTAATACAAGAATTAAATCAACAGGAGAATGTTATATTACTTTAAGAAATAATAAAGAAATTTTTAGAACATCTGAGGAATATAAATTTAGACTTAATGTAAGAGAATTATATCCTACAAGAAAATTTACTACTACCTCTAATTTTTTAGATGTTAATTATTTTACTAGTAGATCATTTTATTCTTTAGTTGATTATGCTACTGAAGAAACATTAATACCATTTGGTGAAGAATCTAAACTCAGTGCTGATTCAGAAGGAATGCATTTTAAATTATATATGAATGGCCTTCAAGAAGACAGATACTATAAACTTTTATTTAAACATGAAAATGATGATGGAATACAAGTTTATGATGATGATTATTATTTTAAAGTAACTAAAACATAATGGCAAACGGATATTCAAATACGCCAGGAAATAATAACGCACCCACAGGTACTACAGACACCCAAGAACAAAATGGGGGTATGGGGAGAAATACAAACCAATCTGAAAACAAAGAAATATTCAGATTTGGAAATGTTTCTTTTGAGGAAGATTCTCCTCTTTATAATGAAGTTGAGTTAGAAGATGAATTAGAAGATGAGGTTGTCATTCCTATTGGAGATATAAATTTTCAAAAGACTATTTATAGTCAAAAAGCCTTTAGAAAAAAGGTAGATACATCTATAAGCGAATTAAGACCCAAACAAAGAACAGTAAATATACCTAGTTTTTTTAAACACTACAATAGAGTATTTTTTGATATACCTAAGGAAGGTCAAGAATCACATTCTACTATAATTGAAGCAAGTAAAGATTTTATTAATAATTATATAGACCCTAAAGACGTAATAATCACAGGTTTAGAGGAGCAAATAAGAGATCTTGAATATGAATTAATAAACCCCAATAGAGTTAAAGAACATCCAATATTTACTAATGGCACTTTAATTAAAATTAAAGGAACACCCAACACAGTACATTATATGGATCAAGGATATAGACGACGAGTTGATTGGAATGATGATATGATAACAGCTATAAAAATAGCTAAGACGGGTACAAGTGAGGGACCAAATTATATAGAAATAAGCGAACTTGCAATGAATCAAATTCCTCAAGGATACCCTTCTTTAACTGAAGAAAATTACGGAGAGCCTTTTGATCCCTCATTAAGTGAAGTGAAAGGAAGACTGGCAACTCTACAATGGACTTATGATCAAAATGGTACCCCAGATATAGATCCTGAAAATTACACAACCCAGGCAGGATATTTAGATGAAATAGGCAAAGATATTGAAGAAAAAGCTAAACTCCTAAATAAAATAGGACAAACTATGGCTGAGCTAAGACATAAAATCAATACATTGAAAAATTTAGACCCTGATTATTATACCCAAGAATATGGTGATAGTGATGTAATACAGTTTGGAAGTGATGATGAGGAACTTCTCCCAGAAAATGCTGCAGCAGGTAGAAGTGGTATGGCAGGATCAGGAGGTGGTAGAAATTATTAATATAAAGAATTATGGCATTAACATTTAGACAAAAAACAGATTTAGATTCTTACATAAAAAGCCTTGAAGTAGCGAAGGAAGAAAGAGAAAGAATAAAAGGCATATGGCAGTCAGAAAAAGCAGCTTACGCTGAATATAGTAACCCCATATATGATGATACAATTACTACAACGGAAGATGTAGTTATAGGCTGGCCTCCCTCATTAGTATCTTGGGTAAATGTTAGTGGTAGTGGCACAGCGTCTTTAGCCCAATATGATGAATATATAAATATAATTCCTTAATGAGTATAATCAATAAAATAAATTTAGAACCCATAGGTTTAATTGATTTAGATCAAATCCCTTCAAAACAGTTACGAAGAACTTTTGGAAGGAACAATGATTCTATTGAATTAATTATTAGAGATCTAAATGGGGGAATTAAAATTAGTGATGAACAATTTACTGATTATACCCCAATCTTAGACCCAACTGATCCTAGTCTAATTAGGGCTATGGATATTAATTATAAACAAGTTTTAAATGATTATGGGTTTACGAATGGCACATATAAGTTAACTTTTTCATTCCAGAGAAAACTTTTAACCCAAGGAAATCGTAAACAATTTAAAATAACTCAAATCTCACCCTCTAGAACAGAAATTAGATTTTCTTCTAATATTCTTAGTGAACAAAGTTTTAGAGGAAAAGTATCAGAATTAATAAACATATACGAATATTCTAATTTTATTAGAGACATAAAGTTAACTTTTGGTAGAGGTAGAATGGCTTTAATTATAAATGCTACATTTGACTCATCTACAGGAACGGGTATATTAAAACTATATGAACCCCTCCCCCAAAATATAAGAATAAATACATCTTTTAGAGTATATGAGGAATTAATTAATTCAATAGAAACAACATTTAATTTAGGCCCCCAGATAATACCAAATTCATCTATTAATCTTAGTGGTCCTAATTTTGATCTTGATTACACTGACAATTATACAGTACCTTCTGAATTTAGAACTTATGATAATATTTTAAATAATGGAGCAGTATCTTCAAGTTTTAATAATATCCAAAACTATTTAAGTGGTAGTATTTCTGTTGACTTAGAATTTGATAACCCAGATACTCCCTCAGGATATACTTTTGAAAATTTTATCCATTATAGTTCTGCAACTGAAAGGCTGCAAAACTTTAAATATAAATTAGGCTTATTAGAATCATATTCGAGTTCTTTAGCCCAATTAAATAACATAACAGGTTCAGTTACCTCCTCAGATCCTTCATTACAAAATATAACAATATTTAATGATAAAACTGATAAAGTAATTCAAGGATTTGATTATTATGAAAGATACCTTTATTTTGAATCTGGAACTTATGCATGGCCTAAAACCACAGTAGGAAAACCCCACACTAATGCTAAAGTAGATTCAGCAGCTGCTGTATCATGGTTTGGTGCTCCTATTGATTCATATGAAGATGAATATTATGGTGGTCAAATGTTAAGTGCAAGTAAATTTGATGATTGTAATCCGTATTATATAGGAAAAACTATTCCACCTGACATAAAAAATAATCCACAAAACAAAGCATATGTGCTATTCACTGAAATGATAGCACAACATTTTGATGGTATTTGGGCATATATTGATAGTATAACTGATAAATACCAAGCTGATAGTGGTTTAAATGATGGTATTTCAAAAGAATTAGTATTTAATGCTTTAACTGAAAGGGGAATTAGAGCATACTCTCAATTTGAAAATTCATCTATATATGAATATTTTTTAGGAGATGATGGTCAGGGAAGTTTTCAATATGAATCAACTGATGGTTCAACTATGATATCTGCGTCTAACGCGGGATCAATTCCTAAGGGAGATATATCAAAGGAAATTTGGAAGCGTTTATACCATAATGCACCATATCTTTTAAAAACAAAAGGAACTGAGCGTGGATTAAAAGCCCTAATAGCTACATATGGTATTCCCGAAACTGTACTTCATGTTAAAGAATATGGAGGACCATTAGCAGATAAAACTGGATTTAGAACCTTTTCTTATCAAAAAGAAAGTAGAATGGCTACTGTCAATACTAATGGAGAAAGTGTTATTTTAGAAAATAAAGTTGGATTCATCCCAGGGGGTTCTGGTAGAACACAAACTATTCAAACTAGATTTTTACCTACTAAAGGTTCAAATACGGCGTATGATATAGTAACCTTTTCAGATGGTACTGGTGGATTTCATGGGGGCCCTAATGATTTTTCAGTTGGTATTTCTCAAAGTATTGATACTTCTAAATTAGAAAGTGGATCATTCGCCCATTTAGTTATCACTTCAGGTAGCGCAGAAACAACTACTCTTGTAGCTAAATCTTCAAGCCTATTAGGCCCTATATTCAATGGTAATGTTTGGAATTTAAGTATAGTATTAAATAGTGGGTCCGCTTTAGGAAATAACATCACAGCATTTGCAACTAATACTACTCCTAATAAAAATACTTATGTACTTTCTTGCAGTTTAGACGCAACTAATTTATTTTTAATAGGGGGAGCCCATTACGGTAATACAGCTTATTCATTAGGTAATTCAAATGATATTAATCAAGTAGGTACAGCAGGAGCTAGACCCCTATTAGGAGCATTTACTGGTAGTTTACAAGAGCATAGAGCATGGTTTGAGACACTTACAAAAGACACTATAGTCACCCAATCGCTTTCACCCTTTAACTATAATGGTAATACTATAAGTTCAAGTTTTGAAAAACTATATATAAGAAACCCTTTAGGATCTAATAATCATGATCTTCCTGATAGTAGTGATATTTTCAATAATTTTGCTCCCAAAAAAGACCATAGAGATTCCTATTATGCCACAGTTTTTGGAACTAGCTCTCGCTCTGGAATAAAATCAATTGAAGAAACCCACCACCTACCTACACCAGATACAGTAGGTTCAGCAATGGTTTCAGATAAAATAAGACTTGATACTGGATCATTTGATGATAATTTTTTATCTCCATTTGTTTCAGTTGAAACTTCACCTCAAGATAGACAACCACTTGATTATTCAGATGTAGGTGTATTTTTCTCACCAACTTTTGAAATTAATGAAGACATAATTCATACATTAGGTGGATTTAGGTTAGATGATTATATTGGAGATCCAACACATTTCACTTCAGGTAGTTATCCTGATTTAAAAACCATAAGAGATATTTACTTCCAGAAAGTAGACAATAAATATAATTTCCAGGATTACATCAGAACAATTCAATTCTTTGATCATACACTTTTTAAGATGATTAAAGATTTTACTCCTGCAAAAGCAAACCTTAAAACAGGATTAGTAATTGAACCTCATTATTTAGAAAGAACTAAAATCAAGGGAACTAATATAGATTATGAGCAAAAAACCATACATTTAGTCCCATATTCACCAACTGCTTCTCTAAGTTCTTCAGTAGACCCTATCCATGATGTAGTTATAGACGTAACAGATTATATAATTACAGGAAGTGAAGCATCAGCTACAGAAAATGTGGCTCAGACAAATAGAATTAGTAGAAGACTAACATTAGGATCTGACCCCATTATGGCAAGATTTATCTCTATCCGAAATTAACAATGGCAGCAATTACTCATATATCAAAATCACTTCAGTTTGAATTTAATGACTCAGTTTTAGACACTAAAGGCTGGAAGTCTTCTCGTTATGATGGAAGACAATTATCAGGCTCAAAAATAAACACCTACACAGAAGGAGACACTACTTATGCCCACACTCCTGTAGTAAGTAATTATACTAGAAATATTTATATAGGTAGTAGAGTTATAGGCATGCCAGAGCCTATAAGTGGTTCTGTTTATGAAGATCCTTCTCTTACTCCATTTCCTGGCTTTTCTTATATAACAGTAGATGAATACATAACTATTAATAGTGATGATACTATTACGCGACGTAGTGTTAGAGGGGGTAGAGGTGAAGGTGATGATTTAAATGCTAAAAAAGGATTTTACCAATCTTGGTATAAGGATTTTCCTATAGGAGGAAAGGCATCAATAAGACCTTTAGATAAAAAATTAGCCCAAAGTTTATCTCCTAGATATGATGTATTTAATAATAGTGGGCAACTCCAAAGAATGTTATTAATAACCCAAGAACCAGATGTGTCCTCCTCTTTTTATGCTGCATCATATAATACCGCATCAAATGAATTCACTTATGCAACAGGATCGGGAAATACTCAACCAGGAGTTGGAACTAATGATTTGTCAGCTGAATATAGTATATTTAATTACTTATTACTACAAGCTCAATTCTTCTCAGGTTCATTAATTGCTGATGCTTCAGCGGGAGGTTCAACAGATTCAGACGCAGGTAAATAAATAAATAAAAATAGATTATGGGAGACCAGTCAAGTGTAACACAAATACCTAACGAATTACTAAATGTTTCAAAATTTGGTGAATTTATAGATGCAGCTTTGGATTATAAGGCTAAAGCTGAGTGGAAAGGTGATAAAAGATTCTTTATAACTTTTCT